TCGGCGGTGCGCAGGGGGCGGGCGAGGCTGTTCATTGGGTGTCGGCGAGGATGGGGGCGGCGGTCACAGCTTGCTCGCCAGTTGCTCGGTGAGGTCGCCCAACAAGGCGCTGTCGGTGCGCTTGAGGCTCAGTTGAAACTCGATCTTTCGGGGTGCCCCGTCCTGAAAATGAAGCGTGCCGGTGGTCTGGATGCCGGTGATGAGGTACTCCCCATAAAGCAGCCCGTCGCCTTGGATCAGGGGCCAGCTGCGGCCGGTGGCGGCCATCGCTTCAAGCAGTTCGAGGGAAAGGCGGCTGCCGGCGAACTCGGGCAGCAGCACGCCGGAGAGCGTGAGCTGCTCTTCATCCGGCCCGAGGAACTGATGCGCCGGCCGGGCGCCGACGCGGCTTGTGCTTGCGTGGCGCCAGGCGATCTGCCGCTGCAGCTCTTGATAGGCCAGGGTGTAGAGGCTGAAAACGAAGTATCCAAGGATGAGCTGTACGGGCATGGTGGGGCCTCAGTTGGGGTCGGCGAGGATGGAGCGGCGGCGGGCCGCGGTTTGGTTTTCGCGTTCGGTCAGGCGGCGGTCGACCGCGCGGGCGATGTCTTCGGGCGACTGGCCGGGGCCGGCGGTGATGTTGAAGGTGGTGGGGGCGCTGTAGCTCATCGGCTGCCCGGTGATGGGCCGCAGCGGCTTGGATGGCTCCACAAGCCGGGCCCCGGCCCCGACAAGGGGCTTGCCACCAACGGCCCCGAGGGCAACGCCGCCGGCTGCCGGGCCGAAGTCGAACGAGAAGGCACGCTTGAGGGCCTGCAGCTTCTCCACGATGGCCCGCATCTTCTCGCTGACGAAGTTGCTCAGCCGGTCCCACCACTCGCTGAGTTTCGGGCCGATGGTGTCCCAGTTCTTCCAGATGAGAGCGGCCGCGCCGGCAAGGGTGGTGATCAGCAGAAGCACCGGGTGGCCCTTGGCGATGGTGGCAATCGCCGTGAGTACACCTTGGATGGCCGGCAGGGCGGTTTGCCCGAGGGTGCCCAAGGCAGGTAGGTACTTGCCGACGTTGAGGATGTCGAACCCGGCCTTGAGTACGCCCAGCGGGCCCGTGACCGCCCACGCGGCAAGGGCCAGGGCGCCCACGCCACCCGCGAGCGCGGCAAAGAGCGCAGCGCCGCCCACCAGCACCTGCGACAGGCCGGGGTATTCGTCGATGAACTTGCTCAGGCCGCCCACCATGCTGTTCGCCAGCTCGATGACCTTGCCGGCGGCGGGCTCAAGCAGGCTGCCGACCTTGGTGCTGAAGTCGTTGAAGGTGCCGCCCAGCGCGTCCCAACGGTTCTGCAGGGTGCCGAGGGATTCGCCTACGCGCTCGTTCAGGGAGGCTTGCTTGTCCATGCCGGCGAGGGCTTCTGAGAAGCCTTCCATCCCCTTCTTCAGGAAGATCGCCGCGGGCCGCCCGCCTTCGGTGTCGAAGAGCTTCTTGAGGATGCGTTCCTGCTGCTGCGGGTTGAATTGCTTGAGCTTCTCGAGCTCTTGAACCATTTTCCCGAAGCCGGCGAACTGGCCGGCCGCGTCGAAGAAGTCCAGCTTCACGCCCTTGGCGTCGAGCAGGTCTTTCACGTAGCGGCCTTCAGATCCTCGCGCATCGTCCAGCTTGTTGACGTTCGCCATCGCCTTCAACATGTGGGCGAAGTTGGTGCCGAAGGAAGAGCCCTCAAGGCCTAAGCCCGCCGCCATGCCCTGCAGGGCGAGGTATTCCTTCATCTTCTGGATGTCGCCCACCATGCCCTTGAGGTTGATATCCGTCCCCGCGTAGGACATGGCCTCATAAATCTGGTCGGGCTTCAGGCCGAAGCTGTGCTTGGCGCGCTGCATGAGGTCAGCGCCGGCCGGAAGGTCCTTGTCCTGCAAGCCGTGTACTTCACGCGCTTTGGCGATGAACTCGGCTGCCCGCTCTTTCTCCATCTTCAGCAGCACAGCGAAATAGCTGGTTGCTTCGAGGCCTCCGTTCACGATGGACTTGAAGTTCACGCCCTGTTCGACAAGGGCCTTGCCGGCTTTCATGAAGTCCTCGCCCGTGCCCGGTAGGCGGGCGCCCAGCTCCTTGGCTTTCGCGGCGATCTTCTCGAACTCGGCAGGCACGACCTTGCCCGCTTCCATCATGGAAATCTTCAGGTCGGTGGTGGCCGTTTGCAGGTCGGCATAGTCGCGAATCGACTGGATCAGCGGCAGGCCGGTTGCCGCGGCGGTGCCGGTGGCGGCCGTGCCGACGTTGAGCGCGGCGCCGCGGTATTCCTGCAGCGTCTTCCAGTTGGTCTGGACGCGCTTCACCCGCTCCATCTGTTCCCGCTGGTGGGCAAGGCTTCGGTTCGCCGCGTCGATCTGCTTGGCCAGGTTGGCATGTCGGCTCGCCAGCTCGTCGACGGGGATCTGCGCGCGCTGCATGTCGCTGGCCGCGGCGGTCTGCGCTGTCTTGGCCCGTTCATGCGCGCTGGTGAGGTTGCGGAGTTCCCGGGCCGCGGCCTGGTACTCCTTCTTCATGTTCTGGGTCGGGGTCTCCGAGGCCACGAGCGCGTCTCGCAGCTCCCGCACCTTGCGCCCGGCTTCCTGCATCGCCTTGCCGGTTTCGGTCACCCGCGCGCTTGCCTCGCGGAATCCATCAAGCTGCTTCTGCTGCGCCGTCAGCTCGCGGAGCTTGTCCCGCGCCTCCTTCACGCCTTTGCTCAAGGCGGTGGTGCCCTTGAGCATGTCCCGTATCGGGCCGCTCGCCTTGTTGATGGCCTCGAGTTCTACCTTCAGGCGCATGGTGTCCATGATCTTCTCGCTTCTCTTGGTGGGCGCCGGGCACCACGCGGCGCCCGGCGGTGGGGCCTCAGTTCAAGCCCAGTTGCGTCACTTCCTGCTGCGCCTCCGCGGGCAGCAGCACGGCTACCAGACGCACGGAGAACTTGAACAGGTCGGCCACTTCGAGTTGGTTGATCTCGTGCGGGGTCAGCGTGGGGTTGCTGATCCGGGGCAGCACGGTCATGACGGTGTCGGCCTTCATGTCGAAGAGCTCCGACAGGGACACGCCGCGCAGGTCGCCGGCTTTGGGCTTGCGGATCTGCACGCTCCGGATTTCGGTTTCGCCCCGGGTGATGGGGTGATCCAGTTCGACGGTGGTCAGGGAGCCGGCCTTGCCGGCGGTGGTGTTGGTGGTCGCAGTCATTTCAGTTCCTTGGATGGGTGGTGGTGTCTTGCCGCTTCCCCCTGGCGTGCCAGGGGCCGGAAACGGCGCTCCGGTGACCGTTGCCGCACACGGGCCGTCAAGCCCTCCACGCCCCGCGGCGCGCGGTCGGGACCCCGCCTCGCCTGCCCGCTTTGTTGATGGCGTTCTGTGCGGTTGTGCGAAGCCCTGGGGGCCGTGCAGCGGTGGGGCGAGTGTGGGCATGGTGAGCCGGTGCGATTCGTTGCGGATCTGTGCACTGATGCTGTGCACGCTCACGCTGCCGCGTCTTCGGGGCCGTTCGGCAGGGCTTCAGCGCCGCCCTTCCCCTTGGCGGCGAAATTTTTCCCTTTGCGCATCCTGAGCATCTGCGCGTTCTGTTCGGACTCGGGCAGCATCGAGGGCGCGAACACCTTGGTGGTTTCCGCGATGCTCTCGAAGATGCATCGGCATCGCGTGTCCATGCACTGCATGTAGAGCTTCCGCGTAGATGGGGAAATATCCTGGCTGTTGCGGACACCCGCCGGACCGCTGCAGGCAGGGCAGCGCAACCGAAGGGTTGGTAGTTGTTCGCGCTCGATGCTCATGGCTGCGGCCCTCAGATGCCCATCAACTGCCGGTTCTTCTCGATCTCCGCCGCGCGCTTCTGCATGGCCTCGGCGGTGGTGCGGGGCGTGCCGATGGGCGTGACGGAGAGCGCGCCGAAGTCGGCGAACCGCTTGACGATGTTCTCGATGTCGCCCTCGGCAGCAGCCAGCACGGCGACGGGGTCGATTCGCAGGCCGGCGACATAGTTTCCATCGATCACCGCGCTCGTGCGGGCCAGGTAGTGCTGTGCCTTCAGCATGGTGGGGTTTCGCGTATCGCCACCAGACCAACGGCGGTGCTCGGGGGTGTCGGGGTCGAAGAAGGCGCCGGCAATGGCGGCTTGAACGAACATGAACTCGATGCACTGCCGCAGCGCGGCGGCGTGGCCCTGATAGATGACCTCGAGCTCGGCGAACTCCTCCAGCGCAGCGGAGCGGGCAAGATCGCGGCCGCGCCGCATGGCCTCCTGGTGCTCCGCGGTGATGGCGTTCAGCTCGCCTTCCAGCTCGGCCAGGATTGCCCGCAGCTCCTCGGCGCTGCAGGGGATGTCCTCCTCCGCGTCGTCGAGTTCGGACAGGCGCCCGGAAATGGCCTGCATCCGTTGCGGGTCGGGCCGCTCGCCCTTCACCAGCGCCTGCTTGATCTCCGCGAGGCGCTGCTGCTGCGCGGCGGCCTGCGCTTCGGCCTTGCCCTCGGCCGCGGCGAGCCGGGCCCGCACGCTGGCGATCACCTTTTCCTGTTTCGCGCGCGCCTTGCCCAGCGCCTGGATGCGTTGCCCGTTCTTGTGGAGGTCCGCGTAATTGGTGCTGGTCTCGCGTTCGAGCATGGCCTGGAGCGAGTCCTTCATATCGGTGGACCCGTAGCACATGGGCTTGATTGATTCGTTCATGGCGGTTCCTTTCGAGTTCAGACGAACTGGATGTTTTCGACGAAGGCGCACTTGCCCATGTCTTCGATGACATAGGCCTCATTCACCGACTGGTAATCCTCGATCCGGTCGCGGGCCGGGTTGTCGACGATGCGGCGGCGCCGGGTGCCCGACTGCCAGTAAACCGACAGGTTGCTGAGCGGCGTGATCAGCAGCGAGTTGGCGGGGAAGTAGGGCACATGCACCACCGGGAGCCCCCCGGCCTTGCCGGCGCGGATGATCACGTCGGCGGCCATCATTTCGGACGGCGGGTTCACCGTCTGCACCAGAGGGAAGAGCCGGTCCGCGTTCAGGTCGCGGCTCGTGATGACCACGAAGCCCAGCGCTTCCAGCGCGGCGCGGTGCCACGGGTCGATGATGTTGTTGATCAGGTCGAAGACGAGGGCGTCGAGATCCACGTAATCGCCCGTCAGGCCGATCCGCACCTTGCCAATGCCAGGGAGGGCTTCGCTGATCACCCGGGCCGGGGCAGCGGTCCGCAGTTTCTTCAGCCACCCGATGTTCACGTCCTGCAGCAGGGGATTCACGGCCCGGTTGGTCGTGGCGGCGGCGCTGGTGCCGTTCCAGCCGATCATGATCCGGTCGCGTGCCACCTGCCCAAGGATCGCATCACGCACCAGTCGCTGAAAGTTCGGGAACTTCGCCCACTGGTCCAGCTGAGCGTAGGTGATCTGAGTATCGAAGTTGGTCTGCCGGCAGAAGTAGCCGGACGAGTCCATCGCGATCGGATCAACGGGCGTTCTCGGGCCGCTAGCGGTGCGGTACGCCAGGGGCTGGTTGGCCACCCCGACGCCGATTTTTTCGCCTTCCTGTTCGCTGACCTGAACAATGTTGATCAGGCTCAGGAAGTGCGAAGTCTCCTGCACCCGCAGTTCGAGCGACTGCGCAACGGTCGGCGTGACGTTGAACGTCTGCGCGACGTTCTTCGCCCCGTTGATCTTGCCAATTTCCGCCGTGTAGGCGTCCAGCTTCTCCCGGGTTTCGGGCTTCATAACGTGGTCGTTCATGGTGGTTTGCTTCCTCTCGGTTGAGTTCAGAACCCTTCGGGCTCGTTCTGCCCGTTGCGCTCGCGGTCAAGCTGGGCGACGAAGGCGCCGTCGCCGGCCTTCTCGAGGTGCTCGCGCAGTTCCTTGACGCGCTTCTCGGCGACGAACAGTTCCACGCGCATCGTCTGCACGTCGGGGCTGGCGGGGTGGTTGGGGTCAAACATGGTCGAAGTCCTCGGGTGGGTAGAGGTCGGGGGGTGGAAACCAGTCCGGCCACGGGTCGGCCGGGCTGGCGGAGAGGGGCGGAAGGCCGGCGGCGGGCGCCGGCCAGGTGTCGGCGAAGCCATCCGGTGCGGCGCTGGGCACGCCGGCGCAGGCGCCGGAAGGCGGGGGCGTACAGTTATTGACACGAGTCCAAGGCGCGGCGGCCCGGGCGGGCCTTGCTTGGTCCGGGCTCGAAGCGCGGCGAATCTCCCACTTGAAGCGGCGGCTCTCGAAGGCGCGGCCCTTGGCCGCATCGAGCACCCCGTACACGCCCGCCGGGCGGGTTTCACCGTAGCGGGTGAGGGGCGCGGGCTCCGGCGCTTGGGCCACCGGGCACCAGCGTTCGCCGGGGCGGGTCTTCGCCAGCGAGACGGCCAGATCCTTGCGGGCCACCGCGGGCCCGCCCTGGCACTTCAC